CCCCGGCTCCGCTTGGACCACGGAGACCCGGGAGCCTCGAGACCGAGGTACTCCATCGGCGGGACGGCCCACGCTCGAGCGGTGCGGAGGGCCAGGACAAGGTAGGGCCTCCGCTCAAGACCCCTCGCGATGAGGGGCCGCGAACTCAACCTCCTTCAGGGAGATGCGCTCGACGGCCGCGACGAGCTGGCGGAAGTGGGCCTTCCCGCGCGGGCGCGAGAGGAGCCGACGGAGACCGTCGACGGACGGGGCAGGCTTGTCCTCCCCGGCGACGACGACCTTGAGGCAGGCGAGGGCGACGCACCGGAGGTTGACCTCCAGCGACAGCGCCTTGACCTCCTCGTCCCACGCCGTCCACCGCCGCTTGTAGGCCGCGATCTTCTGGGGCGTGGCGCCCTTGCCGACGGGGCGGGGCTCCCGCTTCATCACCTCGGCGACCTGGAGCTCCTCGGTGATGGGGGTGATCTCGTCCTCGCGGTCGAGGGCCCGGAAGTGCCAGACCTCCGTGTCCCCCTCGTACCGGGCCAGCACCTCGTCGGCCTGGCGCTTGAGCTCGGCGAACCGGGCCTTGATGGACGCCACGTCCGGGGAGTCCTGGGGCTCCTCGCCCAGCGACTCCTCGCCGAAGGTCGGGCTCAGCACGCGGGCGCCGAGGGTCTCGTCGTCGCCGCCCAGGGACTCCTCCGTGTCGGGGGAGTCGACCTGCGAGGCGGCCATGATCTCGTCCAGCTGCTCGCCGAGGGCCGTCATCTCGTTGAGGATGGGCTCGTACTCGGCCCACAGGGCGGGGTTGCGGTAGATGGTCTCGGTCGTCTGGACGAAGCTGACGCCGTTGATCCAGTCCTCGACGTTCGGGTCCTGGTCCTCGGGGATCTCGCTCATGGGTTCCTCCTGGGGCTCACGGGTCGTCACGGGTGTAGACCTGGAGGGCCCCGACCCGTGACAGCGGGGCCCTCCAGGGGTACAGCGTACGGGGTCGCTCAGGCGCCAGCGGCCACCGTGGCGTTGAGCCACGCGCGCTGGACGCCGAGCGGGACGACCCGCTTGATGAAGCCGGAGCGGTCCGAGGGCCGCTGCGGGTTGTCCGTGATGACGTTGAAGCCGTCGACCTCGTCGGCGGCCGTCCACGGGGCGTCGTAGCGGGGCCCCTCGCGCTCGTAGAGCCAGAGCTCGGTGCCCTTCTCCTTGAGCGTCTCCCACGCCACGTCGTTGGTGGCGTCGGCCTTGCCGTCGTCCGTGAGGTACCGGAACGGCGTGAGCGACCCCTCGTAGTTCGAGGCGCCGTAGGTCACGGCGTTGCCCTCGGCGCAGAGCTCGGTGTCGGCCACCGTGTCCGAGGCGACGGGGGACAGGCGGTAGTCGGACTTGAGGATCCGGCACGACAGGTCGATGCCAGCCTCCAGCTCCGTCACCGTGGGGGCCGCCGGGTTCGCCGGGGCCGTCGTCAGCGCGACGAGGCGGGTGCGCGCGTCCGCGAGGGTCTTGGGCATGTCACTTCTCCTTCTGGCCCTCGGGGGCCGAGTCGTTGGCGCGCTCCGACGCCTTCTGCTTCGGGGTCTTGCGGAACGGCTTCCCCAGGGTGGGGTGGTCGATCCAGTGCGCGGGGATCCGGACCTTCTCTCCGGTGTCCACGCGGTAGGCCTCGATCTTGGCCATGGTTCTCATCTCCTTGGTGACGGGGCCAGACACCGGGGCATCAGGCACTCATAGTGTAGAAGATCAGCGGCGTGAACCAGCGTACCGGCTTCACGTCGGGGTCCTTCTGGATGGTGGGCTCGTACCCCTCGGGGGCCCGCAGCAGCCCCGAGGTGGGGAGCAGGCGGACCTTCGAGAGCTGGCGGCGCACGTCCCCGGCGGCCTCCAGCGTCCAGCGCGGGTGCCCCGAGGCGACGGTGACCCGGCAGCTCCAGGCGAGCTCGCCGGAGTCCACGTCGCACAGGGCGGCCGCCTCGGCGTCGGGGAACGACCCGGGGTTGCCCCACAGCACGGCGTACGGCTTGACCCGGCCGTCCTTGAAGGCGGGCGGCTTGTCGTCCACCTCGCTGTCGTAGATGGTGATCCCGGGCAAGGCCCGGAGCAGCGCGAGGGCGGCGTCGTGCAGGGCGGTCTCGCTGGTCACAGGATGGTCCCTCCCATCTCCTCGAAGGCCGCGACGACGCCCGGCTCCACGGCGTCGGCGGCAGGGGCCATGTACGGGCGCGGCGCCATGCGGGACGTGCCGTTCTCCACGAAGCCGCCGTAGTCGGCCGTGGGGCCGGTCTCGCCCTCGATCACGCCAGTCTGGCCGACGCGGCGGAGGTCGCTCGGCTTGATGGAGCTCCGCAGGAACCCCGTGTCCACGGGGGCCCCGCGCTTGCCGAGGGCGGTGATGTCCACCAGGCCCTTGCGGATGATCTTCTGGGCCTTGGGCCCGGCGTCCTCGCCCGCCTGCGACAGGTCGACGGACAGCTTCCGGAGCTCCGTGTAGTCGGCCTCGACGCTGCTCACGGGGTCTCCTCGGCGGGCTGGTTGGCGAGGTCGTCCGCGCACTCCAGGAGCTGCTCCCAGGCGTACGAGGACCGGCCGAGCGAGGCGACCGTGAGCACGGTGCCGGTGAGCCACGAGGGCGCGTTGTCGTCGACGGACAGGACGAGGACGCGCGCGCCGACCTCCTGATCGTCGGCGGTGCGCGGCAGCGACACGGTCACGCGGCGGACGGTCACGTCCTGGTCGGCGGACTCGGTGTCGCGCCCCTGGACGGGGTCGTAGACGACGCGGGCCTCGCCCGCGTAGGTGGTGACGGCCTCACCCTCGGACTCGTGGCCGCCGGAGCTCCAGGTGGGCTCCGTGCCGCCGTAGGTGATGACCACGACCGCGTTCATCGCGTCCTCGGTCACCGGGGCGTGGTGGGCGGACCAGCGAGGGTGGACCACTCGCGTGCTCGGGAGGGGCATGAGACGCTCCTACCAGCCGTAGACGCCAGCCTCGACGCCCTCCAGGGCGTCCAGGCCGTGCGGGCGGAACTCCAGCACGTCCAGGTAGCCACCCGTGACGCCGTCCTCGTCGTCCTCCTCGCGCGCGCGGGCGCGGAGCTGGGCGGCGTGCTTGCGGAGCTCGGCGGCGACGGCCGGTCCGTCGGTGGACAGGCCGTCGCCCGTGCGGATCTTCTTGCTGACGAGCGCCTCGGAGGAGGCGATCGTGTCCAGGGCGTCGGCGGCGGCCCGGGAGATGGGGCCCCGGGGCGACACAGGGCCGTTGGCCTCGGCGCCGTAGCGGGCGAGGTACCCCGCGATCTCGTTGTCGCCGAGGAGCTGGTTGGCCTCGTCGATGTCTGCAATGAGGAGGCGCACCTGCCCGGCAGCCTCGGTGTAGTCGATGGCCATGGGCTGGTGCGCCTCCTCAGAGTGGTGCAGGGGGAGACCGGGGCCCCGAGGGGCCCCGGTCAGGTCACGCGGACGCCGTGCCGGTGGACACGTACGCCGCGATGTTGACCAGCGCGGCGCCGCCCGTGTTGTGGCGGACGCGGTACTGGATGGTGTCGTCGTCGAACGACCCCTCCGACGCCGGGATCGCGCCGCCGCCGATGCGGGTGCCCGTGTCCGACTTGGTGCGGAGGTCGGGCGTCTCGTAGCCACGGAGGAAGCCCGTGACCAGGGCCGGACGGCCCGCGTTCGGGTCGGGCAGCACCATCCACATGGTGTTGACGTTCGCGTACGAGGGCGCGTAGATCGGGAGCCACGGGTTCTCCACGATCCGGACCGCCCCGGCGAGCGCGTTGGCCTCGATCGTCGTGACGTCGCCGTTGGTGCGGCGGATCTCACGCGCGTTGAGGATGCGGCGCGCCGTCGGCGCGAGGGCCGGGGACACCATCAGGATGGCGCCCGACAGGACGATCGGACGGCCGTCCGAGTCCTTGCGGTTCGCGATGTCGATGAGGGCCGCCTCCAGCGACGCCTCGGTCAGCACCGGGTTCTGGGGCGCGGCGACGCCGGTCCAGAAGTTGGTGTTGAGACCCGTCTTGTTGCCGTTGAAGATCGGCGCCAGGGCGACGAGCTCCTCCGTCTCGCGGGCGGCCGTGGCGAGGCGAGCGCCGAGGTCGTCGAACGCACCGAGCTCGTCGTTGACGAGCATCTCCCACGTGAGCGGGATGCGGGCGCCGTACTTCTCGACCTTGAACTCGTACTTGCCCTCGGTGAGCGCGCGCGCCTTGTACTCGGCGCCCTGCTTCACCTTGTCGAGGCCCGCACGCCCGCCGAGGATCTCGACGAGGGTCTGCGGCTTGAAGTTCCGCACCGTGACGCGGCGCGAGAACTGCTGCCAGACCGGCGCGATGCTCTGGTACTCCTGGAGCATCTCGCGCTCGAACCCGGCCCCGAGGAGGATCGGGAAGTCCGAGGTGGACATGGACTCGACGACGTTCGGGCGGCCCTGGAGCAGGTCCTGCACGTCCGCGATGGCGCGGTAGTCGCCGTTGACGGCACGCTGGAAGAGCGCGCGCGCCTCCAGGATCTGACGACGGTGAGTCATCTCGTTGGCCCCTTTCAGACCCGGGCCAGCGCGACGGGGATGACCCCGGCGGCAGCCGTCTTGGTGGCGAGCGCGTACCCGAAGAGCACGGCGTCGGTGGACGTGGTGGTGAGCTCCGTCGTGCGGGTGCCCTGGGCCGCCGCAGCGATGTAGACCTCCTGGCCGACCTCGGTGACCTCACCGGCGACGGTGAAGTCCCAGGCGCCGTCACGCCAGACGGCGACCTCGGTCTCGCCGACCTCGCGGTCGGTGATCGCGACGCCGATCAGGGCGCCGACGAGGACGGGGTCCCCCGACTTGGTCCCGGCGACGACCGGGAGGGGGATGTGCGTGGCGTTCGCGTAGACCTGGTTCGTAGCCATGTCACGCCTCCTTCACGGTGCGGCCGGAGAGCTTCGCGAGCTCGGCGTCGAGCTCCGACTCGGAGAGGTCCTCCTTGTCGGCGGGCTGGGTGTCGCCCCCGAGGGCCGTGACGCGACCGGCGCCACCCGCCTCGGCGAGCTCCGCCGCCGCCTCCTGGGCGGCGGTGCGCAGCGCGTCCTCGTCCACGACGCCCGACTCGTTGAGCGGGGCGCCAGCGGCGATGCGCGCGGCGGTGCGGGGCGCCGTCACGTTGGCCTCCGTGAAGGCCTCGTTGACGATGCGGACCGCCGTGGCCTCGTTGGCGACGCGGCGGGCCTCGGCGAGCTGCGTGGCAGCCGCCTCCTCACGCTGGCGCGCCTCGGCGAGCTGCGTCTCGAGCTCGGTCGCCCGGCTGGCGTCCGTCTCGAGCTGGCGCAGTCGCGCCTCCTCGATCTGGGGCATGGTGTCCTCCT